TCGGATTCACCGCGCAGGATGTTCAGAAAATCTTTCCGGAGGCCGTAGCATCAGGAGCCAGCATCGTATTACCGGATGAATCAAAAATTGATGGGGTGCTTTCCCCGGACACATATGGTGTTGCCGCCGCGCTACATCATGAATCGATACTTAGCTTGATGGACATCCTGAAATCAGCGCTGGAAGTTATTGCAGACTCCACTTCCGATACCGAGACACGGGAAAAACTGTCTGCCATTGCGGCATTGATACCTGAAGCAGGGACGGTGCAAAAAGATAACGCCGTAGAAAATCAGTAATATTGATAGGCCGCTTCGTCTTGATCCTCCCTTTGTTTAAAACTACTGTAAATATAAACAGTATCTTATCAGGGGAGGATAACAATGCACGCAGCAGTACCAAAACTCAAATTAGAAGAAATCTGCGGGGTTAACCGCAGCTCGTGCCTTGTTGAAACACCGTCAGGCTACGCAATTATCCAGCCCGATATGGTTCCCATGGAAGGCGCGCGCGTTCTCATTGCTGCGTTCGGCCAGTTGCAATTTGCTGTGGTAATGGGCGGGGGCCTCATTACTGAAGACGGCGAGAGCATTGAAGGTGATGTGCTGGAGGATGTTAACGTTGTGGGAGTGGTGACGTTTTTCCTGAACGGCGCCCGAGCACCCACTGACGATAACCCGGTGATGTGATGGTTAGCATTCAGGGCATTCCCGTTCATTTTCTGTCGAGTAAGGCGTTTAAGCCCATCACCCTGGCTGAGTGGGGCGGCGACCGGGCGATAGTAAAAACCGGTAATGGTTACTGGGTTGTGTGGCGTCTGACGGACAGGTTTTGCGAGATGCGGGACTGGGAGTTGAGGTGCTCACTCTCTGATGCCTGGGACGATGTGCAACGCTGCCCAGTGGCTGCCAGGATGAGCAACTTTAAAGTGCGATAG